AGGGATGTAAGCCTCGTATTCCTCGTGTTCCTCGTGGTAAACGATCTCAATCTTTTCAGTGATCTGTGGAGTTTCGACAGGGTCAAACTCGCACACGGCATCGAACCATTCTTTGGGAGAAACACCGAAACCAGAAACGAGACCCATAGTTCTATTGTGACACTGCCGCGCCGAACTTTTCGACTTTCATGCCCGACTGTTTCGCCACGGGCAGAGCCGCTGCGCGGCCGCTGACGCGGACATAGCCGGTTTCACCGGTCAGCACGATGGCAGCGCCTTTGCACTTGTTGGCGCTGACGTTGAGTATCCCGTTGTTTGTCGCCGACTGTACGAGGTATTTACCGTCACGAAAGTCTGTGACACTGAAGTCCACCTGCGACCCCGTGCCAGATCCGAGCCTGAGCCCCGTCTGAGTGACTTCGAAGTCCATGTGTTCCGCGACGCCTTCATAGCCTGGGTTACAGTCGATACCTGTGACCCCGTTAGAACCGCCGCCACCGTGGATGACGAATCTGCATCCGCCTCTCGTGAAATCGAAAAGCGTCCCGAAATAAGAGCCCGTACAGTTGTAAAAGTTGGGGTCAAGATTGTTCGAGCCGACGAACTCATAGCCTTTGGCGGCAAGGTTCACGTCACAACCGATAAAGGTCATGCACGAGAAATCTGCCCCGTTGGGCGCTTCGCAAAGCCAAGCCGTCCCTTTGCATTGGACTCTTGCCCGTTCGATATAGCAACGTCCAGCCGACTTTGACGACGTCATAGCGACGCCGGATCCAAGATGGTTGACGAGTCCAAGCCCTGCAATCGTGCAGCCTTTCGGGTCGACGAGTTTAATGGCGAAGTCGTCAGCGACGTAAAAGGTGAGCTGGTTCCAGGCGCCCGCCGATCGAAAAGTCGTCGTAAGGTTGTCTTGCCCCGGCTTTGGCGCCAAGACCACCGGGGCGTATTCGACGTAGTTTTTGGACGGCGAGAATTCGATGCCAAGATCAATGGCCGCTTGCCAATCGGCCTGGAGCCCGGCGAAGCCGAGCCCCGAAGCCAGGACAGCAAGGACAGAAGCGAGGAAGCGTTTCATCACGCGAGCCCCATCGGGATAAGGTTCTGCTTGCTCACCACGGCGTCAGGGACTGACAAATAGACCTGTGTGATCCTGATCGTCCGAGATGACCCGACAGCTTGCGCGTCCAGTTCGACCCAAAGGTCAGCCAGGTTCGTGATCGCGTCGATCGTCGCCGCCGAATAGGTGCCTGACAAGTCGGCGTAAGACGCTGACGAAGTCGCCACCGTCGCAGAACCGAGCTTTGTCCCGCCAGAATTGGGGTTCCCTTGCCAAAGTGAAGTGTCGACCGTCACCGAGCCTGTCCCGGCTGAAATCTTGGCCCGCACGTTGACAGTCCAACCGCTGTGGTTGCCATTGTCTACCGGCGTCTGGACTTTGACGGCTGACGTTCCAGCTCCGGCGGTGTTCGCATCCCTTTGGATGTACGACGTGTCGTCATCGGTGACAGTCTCGTTGATCAGGTTGAAACAGGTGCTCCCGGTAGACCTTGACCAGTCCACCGGGATCGCTGCGTTGTCCGCTGTCGGATAGTATTTTGACGCCATGGCTTACGCGAGCACGTTCGAACCTTGAACATGGATCTGCGGAGCCGACCCGCCGGTCGCTACGCTGAAACTCAGTTCCTCGCCGTAGTGCAGAACGTTGCTGCCGCCCGCTTTCGTCAGCTCGTTCAGCACGTCGTAGGAATATCCGCGCTGGCCGGAGACGGGGATCGTGATTTCCGCCATGGTCATCACTCTGCTGACGGTCGGAGAACCTGACACCTTGTCGCCGGAAAACCTGGTCTTGAGGACAGTCAGAGTGACGACGTTGCTAGCGTCAGGGTTGACGCACGAAATAGCCTGGATGACTTTCTTGCGTGAGAACGTCTGGCCGAGCGGAGTCCAGCTCTGACCGTTCGAGACGGCAGCCGCCTGGTTGAACCCTGTCGGCCCCCAAGGATCCATCGTCTGGATGACGTTCAGCGCTTCTTTGAACGACATTCCGAAAATGGCCGACCCTACAGCCGCCGCGAGGATCCCGTTAAAGTCGGTGTTGCCGTGCGTCGAGTCGACCAAGTGAGCGTTCGACGTGTACGCCACGTTGCTCGCACCTGCCGTGTCGATGTTGGGGTTCAGGACTTGCGTGATGCTGGCTGTGATGTCGAGCGCAGTGCCTGCGATCGCGTTGGCCCTGGAAGTCGCCAGACTGTAAGTCTTCGAAGCCGTCCGGATCGCATAGTACGTGGTGCCGGCGGTCAACCCTCCACCAGTGGCGGCCGGAATGATTTCTTGAGTGGTGTACCAGCCCGGGTCTGCCGTGAACGTGAAAGTGTTCGCGACAGTGTCTGTCGAAGCAGGCACGGCGGGCGTCCCTGCGACGGGGAACCGTGCAAGCGGGTTGAACACCGATGCCGTATCGATCACACAACAGTTGTTGTAAGGCGACGCGAGCGCCCTTGCTTTGATGAGTTCGACATAAGCGGCCCTTGAAGAGTCGTAAGCCAGATACTCGAGCGAAGTACCGCCCGAATCGTAAGGCGTCATCCAGACGACTTGGCAATCGCTGTCGTAAGCGGCGACGGCTGCAAGAATGTTGTCGACGTCGGCGGCCAGAATGCCGTTCGTGCCTAGGTGCAAGAAAACAATGTCGGGTTTGTTGGTCGCAAGCGCGGTCGTGAAAGCGGTCAGAGGCGAAGACCCAGCGTAGAACTGCGCCGCCGTGATGCCGCCTTTGGCTTGGTTGTTCAGCCTTTGGTAAAGGGTCTGGATAAGAATCCGCTCGTTAGAGTTGCCCGTATCGTCTCCGACCATGTACGGGCTGATCCCCATGGCGATGAGGAAAGCCGCGATCGATGCACGGAGCCCGCCGTTATAACCTGTGCCGTAAGCGACAGAGTCGCCTCCGACCATCACGCGGGGAGGCCTGCCCCTTTGGATCTGGAACAACCGCTGAGCAATGCCCATCCTGGCCACGCTCACGGACTGCGCCGAAACCATAGCGCCGTCCCAAGGGAACACTGAGACGCTTCCCGTTCCCGACGCGAAAGTCAGTTTGACGTGCGTGACGCCTTGCGTGTCGATGGCGTAGCAGTCGCCGACAGCAAGAGCCACGTTCGCCCCGTCGCCGTCGATGATGCCGGTCTTTCTGTTGAGGATCGGCCAACTGGTGTAAGTCGCTCCATTGTCCGTGGACGCTGTGACCGTCAGGACAAGTGACGAACTGGTGATACATTGGAACGCCACCGACCCAAAGGGCGTGACGTCAATCGGCGTAGTGGCCGTGATCGTGGTCGGCCTGAGCGGTAACGAATTGAGCGGCATAGTTTTTCCTGTGTTGTGGTAAGGTTCGAAGTCGTGAAACCTGGCGGGAGGTTTGTATCGGGGCGCTAAAGCGCTGGCTCAGAAACAGAAGGGAAAGCCACGCGGGGCCGTATGGCTGGATGCTTTTCTATTGGCTGGCTTTCGCGGTGTGTTCGGCGATCGGGTTGATCGGTCTAAGAAAAGACCCGCCAACATGGGCGTTGCCATTTACGCTAGTGGTCGCGTTCGCCCCGTCTGTCATTCTTTGGGGGTTAGCTGTGCACTTTCCTTCCAAGCCGACGTACAGAATCGATGGAACGCAAGTGCCGCCGCCAAAGTGGGGAGTGTTCGGGCATAGAGCCTGCGAATTCTTAGCATGGGCTTACATAGCTGTGCAAGGTGCACTGACTTTGATCAGTTGCTTTGCCCCGGGTTCCTAAGTTCGGGCGCAGGCTTTCCTTCCGTGTAAGCAGTCCGTGCCGCTGTCGAATAAGCGAGTTCGCCAATGTGCCGTCCTGACCTGACTGCCGACTGCCAGCGCCTTCGCGCTTCATCACCCGTCGCCGCCGCAATGTACGGCGCTTGGGCTTCGAGGTACTTGTAAAGCGTTTGGCCGACTATCGCTTGGCGGGCGTAATACTGGGCGAAGCGGTTGGGGTTGCGCGGGTCTTTCTCGTGCGGGAGCTTGGGGAGTTCCGTCACAGTCAGCCCCTTTTTTCTCATTAGGTCTTCGACCGTTCCAGTCCTGACAATCTGAGTGTTGAAGATGTCGGCAGGCCCGGACTGAGTCTTGACCCTTCCAAAAGCGTCGACCTTCACGGCGCCGACCGGCAGTCCCATTCTGTCAAGGAAAGCTTCTGTCGGAGTGGCCGGTCTGCGAAGGACGTTGTCGCCTTTTTGGCCGAGCCGCGCGAACGTGTCGTACAACGTCGGAGCCCATGATCCGGCGACTTGGTTGGCATAGTCGGTGACTGTCGCTTCTGTCTGAGCCGCGTCTGTCATCTGCTTGATGCCCTGGAAGAACGGGAACTCCTGCATGGTTTCCGCATATCCTGAGAGCAACGACTGGACGAACGCTTCGGACTCTTTGGGCGGACTTTGCTGAAACATGTCCTGCGGCAAAAGCTTCGACTTGTAAGTGTCGTCTTCGGTGCCGATTCTAGACAGCTTGCTTTGGAAGTCGCGCTGAATGCTTGCGCCCATGACCAAGACATTGATCAGCGGGTGCAATCCGGACAGCGTCTTTGTCTCGCCATTGACTGTGATGCTGGCTGGCGGTTGGTTCAACGCAGACTGTGTGTCACGCATTCCTTTGTCGTTCGCCACACCGGGGTTAATGATCCCCTTCTTATAGAGTTCTCCCCCATAAAGAAGGAGCAATGTGCCAAGACCGCCGTTCGTCATCTGTCTGACCAGGTGCTTTTGAGCGACCATGACGGTGTGGGGGTCACCGCTGTTGGCTGCCATGAAGAACTTACGCAGGTTGTAAAACATCCCGACCGGATTCGCCGAAGCAAGATCTGCCGCAATGTTGGTAGGCACCGTCTTGAACGGGAACAGGATTTCGACGGCGCGACCAATGACGGGCACCTTCGAAGACTTGCCCAAGAACTCGGCCATTTTGTTGTCGACTGCGAACGTCGCCATTTGCGCGTCGACTTCAGCTTGCACCCTCATGGCTTCTGTGGGGTGGTCGGCCCAATACTGCGCCAGTGCTTTGTCGCCTTTGGCCATGAGCCGCGCCTGCTCTTGGATCGATCTTTCGCGGGCCATGTTCTGCCAAGGTACGTCTTGGATGGACTGGAACCTCAAAGCGCCCTTTGTGAGCGGGAACTTGGACTCTGCATAGTCGACGGTCGCGCCTTGCACTCCTGAAGCGCCGTGCTTCAACACGTCTTTGACATCGTTCCAGGTCTGATCAACGACCATCTTTGTGGCCGACCATTTCGGCGGCACGTAAGCGGCTGTCGTCCTTATGCCGGACTTCTGGGAAGCGACGATGTCGACAATGGCGTCGACCGGGCGCAATGCCTCTTTTCTCACCGCTTGCACAAAGTTTCCAAGCGCGTTCCTTGCGACCGTCCTCGGGTTCGTGAGCAGCGATGCTTTCCTCAGCAGGAACAGTTCATCGATGAAACTCGGGCTTTTCGCTTTGGCTTTGACAGCCGACGTGAACCCTGGCCCGAAGACCTTTGTCAACAGTCCGAGCTCGGAGTCTGTGGGGAGCGCCCCATAGTGGACGACGCGTTTCGTTCCGTCTTCCAAAACCGTGTCGGTCAAGTTCGCGCCAGTGCCCGTGATCTTTTCAAGGGCCAAATGCGCGTTCACCTTTTGGAACGGCGACAATGTTTCCGACTGGTTGATCATGTCGGTCAGGTGCGCGAGGTCGTCAGGTGTGAAAGCGTCGGTCAGTTCGAACGCATAGTTGGCGAACGATCCTTTGAGCTGCCCCAGTTGCTTGCCGAGACTGCCGCCCTGTGCCTGGATCCCAGCAAGGGCACCGGCTTGGCGCGATCTCACTTCGTTCGCGATCTGGACAGCTTCGTTCTGCCTGATCGGTCTGGCCGTCTGGATGGCTTCTTGGACACGTTTGACCGCATCGTCGGGAGGCGAAGCTTGGATCTGCTTCCAAATGCTCGTGAGTTGCGGCTGAATGTGCCGCCCAACGTCGGACAGCATCTTTCGGGCCCATTCGTCGAACGTGCGATAGCCCCTTTCGAAATAGAGTTTGCCGAGCGTCAGCGAGTCGGCGATGTCTTCGGCACCGATGTTGACAGCGCCCGCCCTTTTGCCTCCAGGAAGCGGCTTAGCCCTGGAGTTCATGCGCTGTTTCACTGCTTCGATCTCGGCGTCGACGTCCGAGACTGTCCTTCGCGGAGTAACATTCGGCTGTGTCAGGGGTGAGGTTTCTCGAAGTGTGGGTGAACCTGTTTCGGTGGGCGGCGTTTCTACTGGCTTTTGCTCTGGAGTGGCCGTTTGCGAGGCTTCAGAAACGGGATTTGAAGTGGGTTCCGCCGAGGTGGTGGAAGGCTCCGTAGGCGCTGCGCCAGGAAGATATTGTTTAGACCTGTTGTGCTCCAGGGCGTTCACAAACGGGCGGATCGCTTCTTCCGCCTGGTCTGCCCCGATGTCTTGGGTCAACTTTGACCTAGCCGCATCCAAAAATTCGATTGCTTTAGATTCGTCCTGCCCGAGCCAGCTTGCCAGTTGCGTGACAAAGTCTTTGTTCTTGCTTGGGTTGATAAGGCGGGCAGCATAAAGTTCGCCTGCTTCTTTTGGCGTATAGCCGTTGAACGCTGATCTGATGTAAGAAGCCTCCCTGAGATCGTCGAGTGACGCGACCCCTTCGTTGCCGTACTGATATAGGCGCCGGAGTTGTGAATCGGTCAATGTGCCTTCGACTTTTGCAATGTCTTCTGCCGAGTTGCTGTCCTGGGCAGCTTTCCAACTCTCATACTTGTCGCCAAGAACCTGCTGGGGGGCGTTCTTCTTTTCCCATTGCCTGACAGCTTCGCGGTATGTGTCGAACTCATCGTCAGACATTTCGTGGAACGGTTTCTGAGGCTGCGGCGGATAGTCCTCTGGGACTGGCTTCCCGCTTAGCGACTGTGTCCTTTCGTAATGTCTCGATACATGTTCCGGATCTGCCGCGAGTTTTGCTTCAGCGCCCGCCTTGATCTCGTCATCGGTCTTTGTCGCCAGCGTCTCTTTGATGGCCTGCACGATCTTGGGCGCTTCGTCTTCAGAAACGTTCAAAGCCGCCCGCGAAGCCGGTTCCTCGAGCTTTGCGACAATGTTCGACAGCACTTTTCGAGGGGCCGCCGTCAGTTTGCCGATGATCGCTCCCGACACTGGTGCACCGACCACGCCCTCAGCGATGGCCAAAGCGTTGACGAAACTCATTGTCCGGTCAAAAGCCGGGTTCTCTGGGTCTGCCGAATACTGGACAGAGGACAAGAACTGTGACGGCAGCGCGACGCTGGAACCTGCCAAGTAACCCGCCGCTTTGCCAGCGTTCTTGACCGCGCCTTCCATGAACGGCGGAGCCACGACGGGAGCCACTGCGCCAGCGATGTTCTCGCCCGCTTTGACGCCAGCCTCGGTGAACGCCGCCGACGCATCGTCGAGCCTTTGTTGCTCTGGCCTTGTGTCGACGCTCGATCGGGCGAACCTGTCCTGGTTAGGGTCGAGAGGGTCGGGCTCGGCTACCGGAGTGCCTGCGGTCGGATCGTTGAAGCTTGGTTTGTTCTCGAACTTGGACGACGCTAACGCCCTTTCGCTACGCCAATCGTCGCGGATCTTCTTGTACTTCTCGGCTGCCGCTTTCGGGTCGGCTTTGAACTCAGCCAAGATTTTCTCGCGTTCGCCCGGGTCGATGCTGTACTTGTGGTTGACCGTCGCCGCTTCCGCAGTCGGCTTGATAGGCTGGCCGTTTTCGTCCTTGCCTGCCATGTACAAAGCTGACTTGAGCACGTCGTCAGACTCAGGGTCTAGCGCGAGCGCCGCCGCCGCTTTTCTTGCTTCGCCGTAACCCTTGGGCCGCTCCGAATCTTCTTTCAGGTTCGCCTTTTGGACTTTCTTCAGTGACGACTTGCCGCTCGTCAGTGTCTTGATGGCCTTGTCCGCGACAGTGAAGCTGTCCTGCTTTTGTGCAGGTTTGGGCGCTTCTTCCTTCTTGAAGAACTGGTCTAAATAACCGTTTTTGGACATGGCTTAAAGTTCGTCCAGCACGTCGATGGCGGCTTTCACTTTGCGTTTCGGATCGAGAGCGTTCGCGGGGGTGATTTCGGGAATGCCGCCTTTCATCGGCGTCCGCCCGCTGACGGGGTCGGCGGGAGCCCATGGGTCGACAGTGGCTTTGTTCATCTTTTCGCTAAGGTCTTTGAGCCGCGAACCGATAGAGTCAAGTTGTCCGGTCAGTTCTGCCACTTTTGTAGCGGCATCGTCGTGCTTCTTCTGGAGCGCCGCCCGCTCTGGGCCAGTGACTTTGCCCCCGTCAAGGCTGAACGACTTTTCAGGGTCGCGCAAAATCGCTTCCGTCTCTTTGACCTGAGACTGATAAGTCCCCAGTTCTTTTTCAATACGGCTGTGCTCCTGGGTGAGCAGTTCGTACGAGCCCTTGAGCGGCGAATTGTCGAGCCTCTTGCCCTGGATGGTCAGCCCCAAAGATTCGATCTGAGTTTTCAAAAGCGCAAGTTTCACGGCTTGGACATCGTCAAAGTTCTCGTACTCTTTTTCCAGAAGCTTGGCCCTGGCATCGTCGACGCCGGTGCTCGCCTTGATCTTGGAAATGCGGGCGTCACGGGTGAGTTGAATGTCCTTCGTGCGTTCTTCGTCGAGTTTGCCGGAAGCGATGTCCTTGTACTGCTCCGACATTGCGAAGGCGGCAGCTTGCTCAGGTGTCTGCCCCATGGACAGCGCCGCTTGATAAATCCCTTTGTACTTGGCCGAAGCTTTTTCAGGAAGCGCCGCTAGCTCGCGGTTGAACTTCTGCACCGCCGCGTCGTCTTTTTGCCTCTGAAGGTCGGCTTTCTGCTTCCCTTCGGCGTCGATGACCGCAAGCTTGGACTGTAGTTCTCGTTGTGCTTCTAAATCGCCTTGCTGTGCTTTGTACTCAAGCCCAGCGATGTCCGCTTCGTTGGCGAGTCTCTGCTGATTGGCTTGGAAGGTCTGCGCGTTCAACGCGTCTTTCCGTTTGGCCCTTTCCACCGATTGGTTATGGAAGGCTTGCCACGCGTTGGCGACAGCACGGTTGACCGCGTCGCCGTGGGCACCGGCCAAACGCGCAAGGATACCGATGCCGAGAGGGGTCAAAGCTTGCGACGTGTTCAGCTTGTCGGGCTCAGTGGCCACAGGCGCGACGTTCCTAGCAAGCGCCCGCCTTGCACCGATCACCTTTGCAAGAGCAGGGCCGATGCCGCTCAGTTGGTCGGCAGGTGCAGACGTCGCCATGGCGGACTCCGGTCGCATCGCTCCAACGGGGTCGCCGAGCCCAAAGTCTGGAGTCTCCCCAAGCGGAGTCGAGTAATCGATCCCGTCGACTTGTGGGCGATATTCCAAAGGCACGTCGGCAATGACCGGCGTCCTCAGCATCTTTTTCAGTTTGTAGATAGATTCCATTAGAAGTGGAACACCTTCCCCCAGTCAACGCCGAGCCCAGTGCCGAAACTAGCGAGCCCGAGAATGTCGTCAAGCAAGTTGCCGCCGCCGCCGCCCTGGTCTTGCTGACCGCCTCCGCCTGCTCCAAAAAGCTGCAAGAGCGTCCTTGCCGCGGGGCCTTCACCGGCAGAACCTGCGATCTGTGCACGTTTCTGAGCGAGCACCGACGGGTCGGTCGTGGCCGCGTCGTATTCGCTCGAACGTTCTGCACCCTGGTTGAGAGCGTCAAGCAGAGCGCCGGACTGTGCAGAGTTGGACAGACCTTGGCTTCTCAGCACCTGCGCCGAGTTCCTTCCTTGTGTGGCCGCAGACTCCATCGAAGCCCGCTTGAACCCGGCAGAGCGGGCCCTTGCGCCTTCCGGCGTCGCCAAGTTGAAACTGTCCATCAAGGACTTTTCGAAGTTAGGTTCGCCCCAGCCAGAAGCGAAGAAACCCGAGTTGAGAGCCCCGGGGTAGTTGCTCAGGATCAGCTTCATCAAGAGCGCGTTCTTGTCGAAGCCGTCGAACTTGCTCAGGTCGAAACCAAAGTTGGAAGACGGCGGGGATCCGTTAGGTTTCCCACCAATGTTCCAGCCCTGGTCTTTGCCCCAATTGTCGAAAACGTTTGCCATTGCTATAACCTGTAACCCATTAACTTCAAACTGAGCGACCCGCCGAAACTGTTGTTGGTGACTTCGTACTGGACCCGCCGAGCGTCGTCACGTTGGTCAAGAGGAAGCATAAAGAACTGACTCCCTGTGAAAGCACCGGCGGCTGGCCCGGTGACGTTGAAAACTTTGACCGCGGGGAGTCTCACTGACGCCCGCATTTCTAATACAGACAAGTTGTTGCCGGTCTTGTTGTACTCGGCGTAGAACAGAAGCGCCGTTGCTCCGGCAGGGACGTGCTTCGAAGCGTCGAACCATGCCCAAGAAGCTGTCCCGACTGCCGAAAGCACTGTGACCGGGGTTTCTAACCAGTAGTCGCGCGGGTGCACGACTTCGGGAGCGACATAGGTCAGCGGCGGGAAGTACGGGCGCTGCCTTCGCTGAAGCGCGTCAGACATCGGCTATTTCTCCGCCAATGCTGAACTCGCCCCAAAGTGCGCGGATCTCAGTCCCACCCGTGGCTGTTCCTGTCCAAGTGGGATAAGCGCCAGCGTCCTGGATGCCCGTCGGTCGATGGTCGGAACTGTCGCCAGACCAGCGGAGAACCGCAGAGTCGATGACGTTCAAAACTCCGACAGAACCTGACAAGTTGACTTTGCTCGAACCCGTGAGAGCATCGGACAGGCTTGTGTGGAATGTGAAGACGCTCGAAGTGACTTGAGCCAGATAGTAAGTCGTCCCGGCAGTCAGCCCGCTCGCTGTCGTGGCCGGCGTCACAGTCTGGCCGGTGCCCAATCTTGGCGCGATCGTGAACGTTACGGTGTCGGCGCCGGTGTCCGTGCTCGCAGGAGTGACCTGGGTCACAGTCTTGGGGCTGAGCGACGCGTAGCCGTCGTTGTAGAACTGAGTCTGGCCAGAAGGCCGACCAGTCCAGTACATAGCGACCGTGCTTCCCGGGTCGCCCTGGCACTCGATCCCCAGCCGGTCGAAGGAGCAACCTTTATGGATCTCTGGGTTTCTGACAAGCCTGCCTTCGATGTACCACTTGATAGCGTTCGAAGTGTCGGCGGCTTTGCCCGGTCTGTCGTGCTCGAGCAATGTCCCGGACTCGTCCCAAAACCTGAGCTCGTCGCCCCATTCGAACATGACGCCTGGATTGATCGAATCAAGTGTCACGTCACGGCTGAACGAATCTGTCACGAAGTCGTAAACGAGCCATGCTGTATTGGCGCTGCCGCCGCCGATCGTGTAAGACATGTAATACCGGTCGCGGAAGACCAGCCCGTACACGTTGCGGATCCTTGAGTCAGGAATCGCGAACAACACGTCTTCGACCCTGCCAGCCGATAAGAACCTGAACCCGTCAGGGCCAAGCATAACCAGCCGCTTTTGAGAGTCGAGGAATATGACGTTGTTGTTATAAAGCGCCGCGCTCCAAGGCGACAGCGTCCCATGAGGGAAAGCGCGTCTTGCCCTTGAAAGCTGGATCGAGTCTGAGCCGTCCAAGCTGAACACTGACTGGTCAGTGAGCATCAGTATCGGTTCAGCGCCGAGCAGCGAGCTCGAAGTGGACAACAGCCGCTGGATCTTTTCGCCGAAAATGGAAACCTTCGTACCAGAAACAGGGTCAGGAACCCCGTCTTGCACTCTGAGCACGTCCCGAAACCTGAACGGCAGGTCTTGCTCTGACACCCATGCGTCGGCAGGGTGAGCGTTAGAACCTGCGGCCCTTGCCGATCCGACCAAAAGCCTTCCAGCCGCCGAGCAAAGCGTGAGCCCTGGCGGCATACAAGTGTTGTAAGCGTCAGGCGCGGGCCTCAAAGTCAAAACGTCAGTGTCGACGTTGACCGTCACGTCTTGATAGTCGGACTTAGCGCCGTCGCTCCAGACACCTCCTGAGAACGTGCAAAGCGTGTCAGAAGCGCAGTGGTAAAACGTCTTGTTGACTTTGCCGGACACTTGGTCAGGCACGATCTGCCGACGGTAAAGCAGGAACTTGTCAAGCCCAAGCGCCACGTAGGTCGCGTTCGGGTGCTGGTAAGTGACGGCGTAGGAATAGTACGAAAGCGCTGTGTGAGGAAGCGGCACATAGTTCCTTGAGTCCTGACAACCAAGCTTCCGAATGTTCACGCCGCCTTTGTCGTCAGCGACGATGAACCGCGATTCTGTACGGCTGCCGCTGAAGAAATACGACCCTCCGAAAAGCGACCTTCCGGGTGTGTTGCCCGACCCATAGACGCCGAGCAGATAGAACGCTATGGCTGACGCCGGGTTCGCCGAGCCGACATAAGTGATTTTGATGTCGGTGTACGTGTGGTCAGGAAAGGCGTTCGGGTCACGCGGGAACAAAGCAAGCTGGAAACCTTTCTCTCCAGGAACCAGGGTCAGGTCTTCGTTTGTCGTGTCCGAGCCGTTCCAAAGTGTCCGATAAGTCGCGCTCGTGGCGTCGTAAAGCTCGATCTTCAGACTGAATATGACCGTCGGATCGTCCGGACAGTCGAACAGTATCGGGACTTGCTTGCCTTTGCAGACGGTAGCGCCGCTTGTGACAGTGCAGACAGCAGCATCGTTGACAGCGGCGAACGTCCATGTCGGTGTTCGCCCTCCAGTCACGGAATGCTGAGCGTTGTCAGTGATCGTTCCTGTCCCAGTGGTCGCACCGGCCGAAAGGTTCGACGCGGCCAAGTCGTAATAGTACGGATAACTGGCGAACTGCCTCACCTTTCCAAAGCCGCAGTCCCATGCTTGGACGATCGGGGCACAGTCGCCAGTGACAAGGTCGAAGCAACACGACGCCACGCCGCTTGACGCGACGATGTAGTCACGCCCGGAAGTGCCTTCGGTGAACGGGTCGACTGTGGAACTCGTTTGGTCGCGGACGACGGTGAAATCGATCCAAGAGCCTGTCGCAAACCGAGTGTTCGGATATTTGACGCCGACGCCTGAGCCAGACGTGAACTCTGTGAAGACAGTCCCGGTCGAATAGAAGCACCTGACGCCGCTGCCGTTGTCGAGCGCGACGAGTTGATACTTCGTCCCGTTGACGATGACTTTGGCGGCTCCGGCGAGCGTCGACCCCGTCAGACCTGTCGCGCCTTTGTTCTCGATCCCGCCTCGGACTTTGATGGCGCCGAACCTGACACGGACGTTTTGAAAAACACCGTATTCGCCTGGGCGTCTTGCTCCGGCGTCACGCGTCGACACCATTCCGCGGACGTCCATATCGCCCGCGTAGAACACTTCGATTTTGGTGACTTTAGACATAGTGGATGAGGTCTGACCCCGGCTTCAGGTGAACGGCGGGGGACACCATTGGCCGGGTCAGACCCTTGTCAGCCGCCTGCCAGACCGGGCAGGGACGATAGTCGACGGGTTTTCCGCCATGAAGTTGTGACGCCACGCTTGGAGCAGACCAAGCTCGCGCTCGAATTCAGCCATCTTTTCATTGGCTTCAGGAAGCGACCGGCTCCTGCACCAGTAAGCCTGAATGCCGATGATCCACGCCTGGAAGTTCTTGACTCCGAGAGGCAAGTTCCCGGCGGCTGTCAACGTGGCGCCGCGCCCGACTCTGAGGACGACGCTCGGGTATCCGCCAGTGCTGCTTGTGTCAGGCGCAGGGTCGAACCCGATCTTGACTGTGCCGTCGTTCGAGTGGGTGATGTAATAGCGCGACGGTTCGCCAGAGTCTTCGAACTGGTAACCGCCGCTCTGCCTTTCGAGCGTTTCTTGGCTCACAGGCTCAAGTTTCGTAGCGTCGCCCTCCGTGGCCGACCTGACATAAACGGCGGTCGAAGCGAAACGGGCGGTCACGTTCAACGCGTATTCCCGTTGGTCAGCGACCAATGTGATCGTTTCCGTGTCGGTCTGGACTCCGACCCTCGTCAGAATCTCGTTGTGGACTTCGTTGAACAGCTTGACAGCGACAGAATCGCCAAAGTCAGGCAGCGAAGGATAACCGACCTTTGCCAGATCGATGACGTTTTGGACTGTGGTCGGCATTAAACTCTGACCGAGCCGTCTTTCCTGTAGACGCTCAAAGGCGACCCGTTCTTTTCAGCGGTTTCCCGGGCTGTGCGCGTCGCTTCTTTGCGCGAAGCGAACTCTTTCACACCCTCCGGGCCAGTGACGCGCCAAACGTCTTTTTCGAACGTCACCACGACAGCCTGACACGAGTCGGCTGATTTTGACGCCGGTTTTTCTTCGACTGCTTCTGTGGTTTTCTTAGCCATAAAATCTGGTGCCCTCCATAGAGCGGGAGGGCTTCGCTTTGTCGTTCCTAGGTGGAGGTTCCCGCGCCGACGTCCAAAGCGCCGTTCTTGGCGGCTGCGTTCGACGAATAGCACTGGTACATGGGCGGAAGGTTTGACGTGGTGATCGCGACGATTCCCGAGTTCACGAAGAACTGGTTGAACGCGATCGAGCCAGTCACACCGGCAATGGCGGACGAGAGCGCCTTCGTCGAAGAAGTCTTTCGGTTCTCGATGAAGTTGTTCTCGATCTGCACTCCGAGCGACGCAGTGGTCACGAAATGGACGCCGCCGACTGTGGTCGAAGTCGTCCCGCCGAAGACCTTGTTTCCGATGAACCGCAGCCTGTCGGCGCCGTTGGCAGAAATGCAGGTGACTGCAAGAGTGCCAGCCGTGTCAAGGTTCTGGAAAACGTTCCCGAAGAAGTCGCAGTCTGTGGCCGCGACCAGCGCGATAGCGCCAAGCGTCGAGCCACAACCAGTGTCAGTGTCCTGACCCCAGTTGACGAGACAGTTGACCATTCGGAAACCGGCCGCTGACACCGTGATCGGCGTCGCTACTGTCAACGTTCCTGTGGCCGTGGAGCCGCAGAGGTTGAGGATACAGTTAGCGATTTCAACGTTCGCAGTGTCGACAAGCCATGTCGAAGTAGCCGCCGTCCAGTTGAACGTCGGTCTTCCAGAACCCGAGCCAAGACCGATGATCGAGAAACCAGCGGCTGTACCCGTGTCAGACAAGTAGTCGGCGGCCGAAAAATTTTCCGAGTGACCAGGGAGGACATAAATGACGTCCCCTCTGTTCTGCCGGTTGTTCAGCCTTGCCAGTGCGCCGGTCGCGCCGGCAAGAGTGGCAAGAGGTTTCTTCGGTGAAGAACCGTCGCCAAATCCTTGGCTGATCCCTTTTTCATCGAACCCGCCGAGCGAGCAGACGTAAAGGGTCTTGCCGCCGGGAGAGCCGCCGCGGATCGCTCCAGCGAACGGCACCCCAGGCATGACGATAGACCCGCCGGAGTACAGCGGGCCGGAGTAATGTGTCGCTCCCATGCTTTAGGCTCCCAGATCGAGCCACATGTCCCAACCGTGGAACCAGCCGTGTACGTCTTCCTCGAAGGTTTTGTACAGGTCGGCGCCCTTGGTCAAGCGCAGTGCCTCGGTTTCAAGCGGCATTCCTTGGATCTTGTACAGGGGCGACTTGCTGACGTCGGTCGGGATGATTCCCCATCCGAGCCCGCTGTTCGCGTCCCAGTAATCAAGCACGAGCGGAGCAGCCGCCACCTTCATCCTTGCGGAGTTGATGTTGTTGTCCGCAGTGTCCGGCATGAGCGTCGAGCCCGCGAGTTCTTCCGCATAGAAGATGTTCGCATAGCCAACGACCAGCGTCCATTGCAAGATCGGAGTGCGCTTTTTGTTCTGGCCGTCGACCTGCGACCTTGCGCCTTGCTTCGCACTGTTGAGCGCTGACGCCGAGAGCGCGACGCCTGAACTCGTGCTCGTGCAGTTGGCGTACGTCGGGCCTCCGTTCGTCGGGTGGGCCGTGTACATGAGGGTCTGGCTGTCAGGCCCCGTGTAACCGGACGTCGCCGCATAGTTGAACAGGTCAGCCGCCCGTTTCTCGCGACCGTGCGCGATGGCTTCGGCTGCGAGGGCCGCGTCCTGTGCCAGTGTGCGCGTCGGGTCTTTGAACTTGGCTTCGTCCGTCTTTTCGTAAGCGACCTGCCACTTCACAGGAGTCTTTTCCTGGGTGTACAGCTTGCGCCTGCTCTGCAAAGTCGGCTTTGCGCTCTCGTTGGTGAGCACCGGCAGGGGGAAGCCTGTCAGCGTCTTGACGAACTCAGAGCTCTGTCGCGACTTGAAGACCCGCAGGAACCGGTTGAACGTGGACGGGAAAGCGCCCATGTTGTCCTGGATGACCTGCATCCATACGTCACGACCGACGTCTAGCGTCGAAACAATCGTTGTACCGCTCATTAGCCTTGCAACCTCGAATAAGTCACGTCAGAATCGATGCTTGCAGGGATGGCGACTTCGACGATCCCGTACTGAGTCCCCACTGGGAACTCGGGATAGATGCCCATCATTTTCGCGCAAGCGTTTGTCGTGGTGGACAGGAGCAAGCCCCATCCATAAGTGGCGTCGTTCTTGATCACAAACGTCTCGTTGATGTTCGTGATCGCGGTCACGGCAGATGCCGGGGTCGAGTGAAGGACCGGCATGAGCAACCGGGTCTGAGCCCCGATCGTGCCGACTTTGGCGGGAGTGTTGGCGACGCCCGTGGCATCAGCGAGTGCGATGCCGACGATCGTTACCGAGTTGTCGATGTTGCTTCCGGAAGCGGCGGCGATGTCGATCAACCCGTTTGAGTCGACAATGACGAGGTCGCCAGCCTTGTACGACGCAGATCCTTTTTCATAGCAAAGGATGGTCGGGCCAAGGTCTTTTACTGCCCAGAAGCTCTTTACCTGGTTAGCGGTCAGTGCTGCCATTTGTTTGTTTTCCTTGTGCCGCCCGCCACGGCTGTTCCAAGACTAGTTTTTCTCTCCCGCCGTTTCTGCGTAAGAGAGCGTGTTCGTGGACTCTTGCGCCTCTTGCGAGGTCACCATCCCGTGTTCGTTCTTGACTGCTTGAGTCCTTGAGAACTCGTCACGGTCTTGCCAGTCCTTTTGCTTTTGCTTCCAGACCGAAAGCGGTTCGCCGAGCAACGCCATGCTCGCACCGACGTACAAGGGCCCTTCCTCAGCTTTTGCGTACTGGGTCGATTCCTTGCCGTTTCCGACAGCAAGAAGGACGTAGTCTTCGTTCATGTCCATGAACTCGATGTACTGTGGTGTCTGTGACTGCTTGCCGCACGGATAGAGGGAAGCTTCGCAAAAACGCATGTCGGGCCACTTTTCGAGCCTTGCGCGTTCGCGTCGTTTCAGACCTCGAGTCTGATAAGGTTCGGCGACAGGGGTGTTCGGTTTAGCCATTCACGTATCCTTTCTTGCGGAGATATTCGTTCGCGTATTTGTCGTCCACCGGCATTCCAGCCCTGGCAAACTCGTCCTTGACCTGTTGCACGAGCGCGGGAGAATAAGGCGCGGGTGAAGTGTCGGCCAGTTGAGTCTCGCCGACAGGAGCCGCCTTCTTGGTGAACTCGCCTTTTCGGTAAGCGATGGCAATGGCCCTGTCTTGGATCAGTCGCTCCATGCCCGGATGGTTCGGGATCGGCCCTCCGTTTTCCTTGACGAGCTCGGCGACGGCAGAATCAAAGTGCTGCAACGCTTCTTGAGGAACGTTCTTTCTTGCCGCGCTGACAATGGCGTCGTGCCCGACCTGCTTCGAAAGAGACTTGATCTGGCTGTCGAGTTCTCCGCGCTCGGCCCTTGCAGCCCTGACAGCAGAAATGTACGCGTCCATGGCCGCCTGGTTTTCAGACTCGGCCCAGGCGTCCCACTGCGGGGGTTTGGGAATGTCCCCGTCGACCATTTCGACGCGAGACGTCTCTGAGGTCTGTTTCGGAACGGCTGACGGCGGCACCCATCCTGCTTCAGCGGCTGTGCCGAGAGCATGGAGCCTGATCTGCTCGCGTTCTTCGTCGGTGAGCGGCGACTTTGACGCGTCGTTGACTGCGCCGTCCGCTTGTTTTGTCTCTTGTTTTTGTTCGGCTGAAGTTTTGTCGACAGCTTCCGCCGGTGCTGTTGTTTCAATCATCGCTGTTTCTTCGGGCGTTTGCCCATTCCTTTGCGTTTTCCAAAAGGAAAGCTTCATAGTTCCCGCCTGTGAACGATTCCCAGGTTTCGACCTGGCCTGCCACGTAACGGATCTGGTCTAACGTCGATCCGTTGTTCCGTAGCAAAGTGTCAAGCTGCGCCTGCTTCGCCCGCGCTTGCTCCTTGACCCATTCCAGGAAGGCTCCCTGCGCTTGGTGCTCCGCCCATTCTTGGGCCGATCCCGGGTTGATTGGCTGCCGCTTCTTGCTTGAGGTTGGCGTCATGGAACTCTTGTGCCGCTGCGCGGACGTGGGTCATCAAAATCGTGGGGTCGATGCCGAGTTGTTCGGCGAAACTCAGGACAAGTTCTTTCGGATCGTCCGGGTACTGGAGCCCTGTAGCGTTGGTGACTCCTTTGCGCTCGAGGAACTCGAGGTATCGCTTGAACGCTTCGTGGACGTTTAACCTTGTCCCCTGAATGTTGCCTGCGGCGAAAACGCCTTTGATCAGGTTGGCTTGCATGTCCGGAGTGCCGGACGGGTTGGTCACTTGGACTTGCCAGTTGTACTCGTCGCCCAAAGCCGCCCGCAGTTCCGGATCAATGTCGGCAAAAGCGTTGACGAGTTCTTGGACGTGGGCGAACAGCGACGGCAGTTCAGTCCCGAAGTTGGCGACATAGTCGTCCACTCCGTTGGCTTGCCCTTGGACGCTTTGCTCCGCTTCGAACTTCGTCACGTCGCCCTGTGTCTTGGCCGGCCCGCCGACGCCGAGACTCGAAAGCCGTGTCACACGGTTGGCATGGTCGATGCACATTTGCACCGCTGAAATGCAGGGCGTGACATTGACTTTCGGCGCGAACACCGACGCGTTCGACCCGTTGGGGCCGTAAACGATGCCGCCCGGGACGATCTTCGTCTCCTTCGACTGTCCGGCGGCTTGGGCGTCCATGAACGCCATTCCCAAAGTCGCCATTTCCAGCCCGTCGATGAATCGGTTCCAAGCTTGGTTGGCGTCGGTCTGGAGCCCTTGCAGGTCTTGAGCGATAGAACCCTGGTGCCAGAACTCGTCAGTGGCTTCGGTCTTGAACCGGAACACCACGGCGCAAGGCGTCTTCCAGGGATATTCTTGTTTTTTGAGAAGCGTCCCGGAATCCTTTTCGACAGTGACGATCCACTTTTTGCCGTCCTCGGGAGTGGTGACGACCACTTCGTGGAGTTCGATCAAGTCGTCTTCGCTGTAAACCGCGGTCTGCTGTGGCGTGACTTCGACCATTCCCGGATGGTCTGCCATGGCCCGCTTGCTCGGGCCGCCGCCTGAATCTTGGGACAGGCTGTCGACGATCTTTTCTGCGTTGTCGGCTCCGTCCAGGTAGTAGAACGAACCGTCTTCGGTCTTCTTCTTCGAAAGTGCGCGGATCTCGCCACGCGTCCGGTTGAAACTGCGACCGTAAAGGACTGCGTCAGTGATGCCTCGGCAGCTCGGATAGACGACGAAACGTTTCGGGTCGATGACGTCGAGCCTCAGCTTGTCGCCTACCCAACTGATCCAAATGATCCCGCTGTTGCACCATGCCGCAGGCTGTGAAACCTGCTTCACCTTTTCGCGGACATTGGCGTCCTTCAGCGCTTGCCAAACGATGAACTGGACGTCTTCGAGCGGTTGGTCTGCTTTGTCTTCAGTGTCGCCCTTTCTCCCTGTCGCTTTGCGAGTCGGGACACAGAACGGTTCGACGCTGGTCACAGTGTTGACGATCCAAGCAGACAGCCCGTCGCCGAACACTTGCACGATCGGGAAATGGCAGTCGGCCGCACCCTCGTAAGGTTTGTCCGGACGTGGGGGAGGGTCGCCTAAGTAATTGGCTTTGTTCCTCGCCCACCGTGCGGCATAACTGTTGCGCTGTTCCTCGCCCCTGACGATGTTTTGAGCGATTCGCCAGCCATCGAGCGGGCCGTTGCCCGCCGTGTCTTTGTAAGTGGTTTTGGATTGAGCCATGGTCAGCCGACGACGAAGTACACAGGGTCACGGAAATGCAGGACGACGTATTCGACACCGTCGTCTGTCACGACTACGCGAAGGTCGCCAGAATGAGCGCAGACCTTTTTGCCTTCCAGCCGTGCGCGGTCTTCTTCAGGCACCCGGGGCCCGATCGAAACGACTGGCCAGACGCAAGACCTGCGCTGTGCCGTGGTCGCCATGATCACGCCGCCTTCGCTTTTTTCTTCAAGAGGGGGAAGCTTGCAGACGATGTTTTCGCCCGTAGCTTCGAACGTTCCGCCGTTCAGTCTCATACAAACGCCTTCGCTCCAGTCTTGCAATCGGACAGGCAAAGCGGAGCAACCTTCGTCCGTGTCCAGTTCTGTGCCGCCGCAGACCCCGTAAACGCGGATTTCCGCGTCAGTCCTGAACCCGCAAGCTTCAAGTCCTCGGATCCGTTTCCCGAGTTGCCAGTCAGTGACGACCGTGTCGCCTGGTGAAAGGTCGACGCCTTCGCCTGCCGCCAAGACAGTGGCCATGTCAGCCTTGAACTGGTCGGCGAACTCGTCAGGGAGCCAAAGAAGACCGATCTTTTGCCGCGCTTTGTGGCAAGCGACCATGACTTTCCCAGGAGGACAGTAGATCCTCTTGGACGCTTCTTGGGCTTCTTCCAGCGTGACGCTCGGTTCGCAGTCGTGGACTTCGATCAGGTACGCCGGATGAATGCCAGTGGCTTCTTCGCGCCTCATTGCTGGCAGTAAGGGGGGCAGGGGTCGACGCTTCCGGAACCATCGGGAAGCCGTTCATGCCCGCCGCAACCGCAAAGGGCCGCCGCCAAGACCGACAGCAGCAAGACTACGAACCATTGATTGGAATGTTTCATTGTTCACCCGCCTGAATTGAGCTTCCGCGAACCGACGCGCAGGACAAAACTGCCCGCGAACACTGGAGCCACATACCGCTCTGCGTCGCACAAGTGGAAACTCGCCCCGTCTTCCGGCTTTTCACCAGGAAGGGGGTCGCCGTCCAAATTCGTTTTCCAGGAATAGCGCAAGGTTTCTTTGATCGCTTGCTTCAGCGTGTCGAAGTAAACGACGCGTTTTAACCGGATGGCTGAATACACCGCGTCGACGCCTGCTGCGAACTCCGACACAAGCGGTTCAAAGACCGGGAGCCCGGCGTTCGTCCATGCTTCCCTGGTTTTGTTCTCGCTCGGCGCTCCGCCAAAAGCAGTGACCGGCCATTGAGGCCCGCCTTGGTTCCTTCGCCAACCGCCTTGAGCCAACCATTGATCGTAATCGTCCTGCTCCCAGCGTCTCAACAGGTCGACGTGTTGCCACACGTCACGCGCCACGTTCGGGAAATATGTCCGGTAGTTGACCCAGACAGGAAGACCGTCGGCGCTTTTCCATTCGGGGTGTTTGGCGTAGCACCTGACTGCCGTGTGCACTGGCCCGAAGTCGATGCCATAGACGCGCTCCCAGTCTGGCGGGACGATGAACGGCGCGACGAGATGCCCGCCCTCAGCGAACGGTTTGTCCTCGAAACAGTCGTAAATCGCACCGGCGGGCCTTGTGAACTTGCCGCCGTACTTCATGGCTTTTCGCCAGTCCGCCATGTCCATGGCGTCGACGTAAGCTTTTTTCGCTTCCCGAGTGACTAAGTCTTTTCGCCAGCCTGGATTGTCCCAGCTCGCAAAACTGACGACCGTCGTCTCTTTGTCGGGGTTGTCGCACAGTTGGCGGAACTTGTTGTCAAAGTAAGGTCTTGAGATGAGGCAGACTTCGCCGCCTGTTGCCGATGTCCTTCCGTCGATGGCTTCGAGCACTTCGTCAGCCATTTGCCCGGCTTCGTCGCCTGCGAACCATTGGGCGGTCGCGGCTTCTACAGCTTTGGCGTCAGAAGTGTGCCGGAGCCATATCCTAAGATCCCCGCGCCTTTCACCTTCGTAACCGCATTTGATGATCGATTCATAAGGGACATGGATGTAGTTGTCGCCCTTCCGGTGCTCACCGATGCCTCGGTTCTCTATTTCGTCGACCAAGCGTTTTTGGAGCGCGACGCTCAAAAGCGGATACGTCGGAGCGGCCGCTATCGCGTCGCCAGGGCCACGGCGTTTGATCTGACGCAAACACCACCAAACGAGGAAATCGGTCTTGCCGGACTGCCAACCTGCGAGAATAATTAGCTTGCGTGTGCCCGACGCCCAAGCTTCCATTTGCCCGGTGTGACCAAGCATCCATGCTGGCGGAGTCTCAAAGTCCAGTTTTTCACTGGCCAACGCTGACGCATAGCTTGTGATGGAGTTGAGTTCAGTCTGCGCGAGATTGATCCCGCGCCGAGCCAGTTCTTGATCGATCTGCCTTGCGGCTTCAGTCCTTTGACTTCTCGATAGCTGCTCGAATGGCAATAAGTTGCTCATCGGACATCGTTGCCAGACCTTCAAGCTTGAGCGTCGTGGCTTGTTTGCCGCTCAGGTTTTCAGTGACCCAGGCGATAGCTTGCAGGTTTCCCCTCAAGCCCAATTCGATGGCAGTTTCAGCCAGCCCGACAAGAGCGTCGGGATCTTGCTCAAGCGCAAGTTTTAGCGCTTCGCGGACACACGGGCGCATGTCCCGCGGAACGTCTTTGGTGTAAACGGGGCGACCGACCAAGCTTGAAAGGCTTGCGGCCCTGCATGTCCTTCTGGCCACGGCTTCACCGCTTCCAGGAGATCCCGAAACCGAAACCCCAATCAATGGCGCGGCCCTGGGCGACCACCGGGCCAGCACCGGCATAGACCGTCGCATTGTCGGCGGCTTTGAACCGCTTGCCGAGCATGAACCCGGTCACAGGAGCGCCATCGGCGAAAGCACCGAAGAACGCGTCGACGTCAAGGTCGGACTTAGTGCCGAAAACGTTGTCGACCTGCCCGAACTTCTTCGACGTGACGTAAGCCGTTTGCTTGGCGCCCGTGCCGTAGTACAAGTTCATCGTCCATTCTTGCGCCGAAGCGAAAGAAGCAAGGACGAAAAGTGTGATTGCGATAAAGAACCTCATGGTCAGTTTTCCTCTGGGGCTTGCTTGCCTTTCAGCATGGTTTCAAGGAACGCCGGGAATTTAAGCCCCATCTTTCGAACGTTCTCCAAAATCGAAATACCTTCGGTCGTGAGCACCAGCGACATGACGCCGATGACCCCGGCTTTTCCGAGGTCTGACCCATTGGTCAAAAACTTGCTGGCGACAGACGACACGATCACGACAGACCCGTATCCGAACAGCTTGGCCAGCACTCGGCTGAACCTTGCGCTGCTGATCGGGTTCCCAGTCTGCCAAGCCGCCATCATGCCGGTCCCTGTGTCAAGCACGATGAATGCGGCACAGGACAAAGCCATGTCGCGCTGAAACCCTGTCGGGAGCACGAACGCCAAAGCCGCCGCGCCAGAAGCGACGATCCATTTCCATGCCGGCGCGAACAGCGACGCCGTGAGTTCTCCGAGTGCTTCTAACTTCATGCCGCCACCTGTGAATCCCAAGCTTTGGCAAGCTTTGCCCTAAGCCTGAAAAGCTTTGACTTGACCGTGCCTTCTGCGACACCGTAGCGCTTCGCCAAGTCTCTGACGTGCTCGCCGCCCATGTGAGCAAGGAACAGCGCCGAATCAGACCCGAGCGTGTCGACGACGAACTTATGGGCCCATTCTTCGCCGAGCGCGTCGAACGGCGCCGGATCGATCAAAGATTGTTCGTGGTCGCCGAAATCTTGAATTTCCACAATGACGGGCCTGCGTCTTTGCTTGCGGAGAGTGTCAAGCCAGAGACGTTTGCAGACCGTGAACAGCCAGCTGCTTGGGCTTCTTGCCTGGTCTGCCTTGCTCCAATAAGCTGCAGCCCTGCAAGCAGTTTCCTGGACCAAGTCGTCCGCCGCGTCCAAATCTCTGGTCAGCTTGAGCGCGAACCGCGAAAGTGACGGGCGCTTCGATTCGAAAAAGGCTTCGAACGTCATCGCTTCACCGGATTGACCACGTAAACGTCACAAATGGAATGCCACGATTCGGAGCCCCATGCCCGCCGGTTGTCGGGGCCCGTCGAACCGTGCGACTCGAACAGGCGACCGTCAAGGACGAAGAAAACATGACCGATGCCCGACTTGGACTTCTGAGGCGACAAGAACCCGAGCCGGATCCGCCCGTCCAAGCTGCCCACGTCGGCAAGCTTGCATTTCTTGAAGCCTTTCGCTTTCGCCCAGTCGTGTTGATTGACCGACCCGTCAGGGACATCGATGCTTTGCAGGTGGAACGCATAGCGGACCATTCCCGAGCAGTCGATCCGTTTCGCACGTTTCCCGTCCGAGCCGACGGCTGAAAACTCCGAAGGTCTGACCGAAATCGGCGAAGCTTTGAAGCCGTACCCGTACTTGACTCCCTGTTCCATCAGCGTCCGCCAAAGTTCGCGGAGCTGCGTGGCGTCAAGATCGATCCATGGCCAGAAATAGGTCAGCGACCTAGGCTTGAAATTTGCCATAAAGTTCCCCTTCAAGGTTTGAAATTTGAGCCCGGTAAGGCGAACCGGGCATTCTTCGGAAGACCTCACCGCGAGGCACGAAAAAAGGCCGTTCGCTACCCGAAGGTGCGTGACAACCCGCCGGAATAATAGCACAGTTTTTCAGGGTTGAACCTGTGCGTTTTTTTGAATAGGTTCAAACAGGTTCGTTATGTTGGTGTACTTGGCGTGGGACGTTCGCCCTAAAACGTACCTACGCGCAATGCAGCCGACCTTTGGGCTGATTTCATCAAGTCGGCAAAGCTTTTGTCGACCAAATCGGTCATCGTGCCACAGGCTTTGACTTGGTTGTAAACACCGTTTTTGAAATCAGGAGATCCGGCAGACATCCAGAATTGTTCGTTGTACCGAAGTTCTTTGCGTGAGCACCGTTCGAGAACCAAAAACACCAGACTCCCCTCGCCGTGTTTGTCAAAAGCAGCCTGAAGCCCCGAGTTGTAATGAGTGCCTCGCCTCAACTCACAAAGATGCTGCATACGGCGCTGGAAAAGCTTTGTCGAACCGCCGATGTACGCCTTTTTCTCTGGGACGCAAATGATCGCGTAGACTCCACAACCCAGAGTCCGCTCCGTGCTTTGCGGTAGTTCGACCCAGCCGTAGTTCGTGTGCGGTTCAGTCTTCCGTGGCATGTCCTGTCTCCAATTTTGCCCTATGTGTGAGCCACTTGTCCACCGTTTCGCGCTGCCGCCGGTATTGCCGCCATTCGTTCCACTTCGAACGGTCGGAACCCATGCCTTGCCACTTGCCTTTTCTCGGTCTGACCTTTCGAGCAGCCCTTGCGACATCGTCAGGAAGCATCTTCGACATTTCGCACCAGACGACCCATTCGTAAGGCACGTCCTTATGCGAAATGACCTGCTTCATGGGCTTTGATTCACGACCTCGGCAATGCCCGAAACGCTTGGCGTCTTGGAGCAAGTATTTTCTCAAGAGCTCGAGCAAAGCCGACCTAATGCGGGCTTGTTTCGGGTCGCGTTTGCTCCTGCCAAGAGCGATCGCAAGGTTCACTTCCCCTTCGTGTTCGTCAGCGATGGCCTGAAGGATTTCGGGGATTCCCAAAGCCTCTGACATTTCAGGCACCAGGTTCACGAAACCAGCGGCTTCGGCACGTTCGCAGGCTGCCCAAACGTCCAACTTGCGCGACAGTTCGGCGCGGAACCGTTTGTATGCCCCAAGGTTGGGTTCCTGGTTCAATCGCTCACCTTCCACTCACGCTCAATCGTCGTTTGCTGCGAAGCTTCGACGAACTCAAAGCGGTTCGTGAACTCCAGTTCGACCACCGACTTTGCGCCGTGCCGCATCTTGATCGGCCGGAACCGGCTGTAACCCGGGTCGGTCTTGGACTTTTCCTTGCGCTCCAGACAGACCAGCGTCGCGAGAGTGTCGCGGATCTCAAGACTGCCGCGCTCGAGCAGTTCGCCGCCGTCTTTTTGCTTGGCTTGAAGAAGTTCCAGGATGGCGAACTTGCCCGTTTTGGCGACCCATTTCAGCGTGTGGGCGGCTTCAGCGAGTGCTTCGAACGGCTTGAGGTATTTCTTCGGTTTCAGAAGCTGCATGTAGTCCACGATCACCACGTCGAACCGCTGCGCCGCGTGTGCCGCTTCCATGTCGCAAACGATCCCCTCGAGGTGAATGTCCTGGATCCTTGAACGCGAATAATCGGAAATTTGAAGGCCCCATGTCGCTATTTCCCGTTGCTTTTCGACGAATCGATCAAGCATTCCGAAGTGGCTTGCATGGTCTTCGTTCCAGAACCCGGTTTCCTGGAACATGATCCGGCTTTGCAGGTCTTCGCGGCTGAGCTCGAGCGACATGTAACCGACCATCCGTCCCTGCTTGCACCAGTGCCTGGCGAGTTGAGTCCCGATGTAAGTCTTGCCGCCGCCAGTGTCGGCCATGAACGCGTGAGGTTCGCCGACCGTCAGACCGCCGTAAGTGGTCAGGTCGTTCAGCCCTTGCCACGGTAGCGACAGGCATTCCCGCTTCGATTTCGGAAGATCGAAGATCGTTTCAGCGACCGATCGGTAAGCCGATTCCGAACTCCGGACAGACCCGATGATCTGAGCCGACCGGCTGACCTTTTCAGTCACGTCCATGCTTTCGTCACGGGTCATGCCGAGAATGTCCATGGCCCCGGCTTCGAGCCTGCGGAGCGCCGCAAGGTCTTGAACGGTCTTGGCGTAGTGCGGGCCGCTTGACGCTGCCGGAGTTGCCTCCATGCACTCGAACAGGTACACCTCGCCGCCGACTGCTTCGAGTTCCTTGCCAAGAGCGTTCGGAAGCGTGACCATGTCCACCGTGGTCTGACCGAGCGACAATCGGCGCAAAGCCTTGAAGATCGTTTGATGGGCCGGGCGGTAGAAATCGCTCGCGTCGAGTTGCTGACCGATCTGCGCCGCCATCTTGCTCGAAAGCATCATCGAGCCCAGGCAAGCCATTTCAGCCTCTGTCGAGTGGATCGGCGGCCGCGCTTCGCTGAAGCTGTCTTGACGCTGGCTCAATCTGGGCACTTCCCGATGACTTCGACTTCGCTGATGGGCAAGAGTTCGTCCCTCTCAGGCTTGGTTCGCGTCTGTTCGGGCTTCAACTTGGCCAGCCACGACCTGAACGCGTTTCCTGCCGGGGTCGATTCCGTGACGCCTTTGCCGCCATAGCGGGGTTTCGCCCTGTACCAGTCGGCGCATTTCTCCGATTCTTCGAGCAACCTTGCAGGCTCAAGGTGCCCGTACTCGGCACAGACTTTGGCGATTCCCTCCTTCTGGGCTTCAGTCAACCCGTTGGCAAACGACTGGACACTCTGGAAGTTCGACCAGCAAAGCGAAGCGAGACGCTGCATCGGGGTTTCGGGAACGTCAGCCGGTTTCGTCCCTCGCGCGTCTGCATCTTTTTCTGGTTTAGGCTCTGGCTCTGGCTCTGGCTCTGGCTCTGGTAGGACGTCCGGCAACCGTCCGCCATATGTCCGTGAAATGTCCGAGCCTTTTTCACGTTCAATCCATAAGGCTTCCAAACGTTCTTTTTCCTCTTTTCCGATGGATCGGGGCTTTGGCTTGGTGCCGTCGGCGAAAGGTTGGACAGCTCTGAAAAGCCTTGCGTTTGTCTGGTCGTCGGCGTGTTCGCTCCAGCCATGGACTATCAACCGTCCGCCGGACGTCCGGTCAATGAATCCCGCACTGATCAGACATGTCCAAAGTTCGTCGCCGTTGCCCGTGTACCGGATCGATCTGGCCATGACTCGCGGGTTCAAGTCCGTGACATCGCCGTCTTGGTGATACTTGCCGATATGGTGCCAAAAGGCTTCCATCACGCCAAGCGCAAAGCAGTCCATGATTCCCAGCGCGTCGGCGAGCGCAAGAAGTTTCGGGTGTTCGAGTGCTCCCCTAAGCGCCAAGTTTCTTTAACTCCTTCTTCAGTTCTTCGAGTTTCTTAGCGTCTGCGTCCGCCGCGGCTTTGTCGACGTTTTTCCAATAGGGTGTCCGCTTTTCATAAAAGCGAATGTTCCTTTCGATTTCTTCGCGTGTCACTGGCTTAATGCTTCCCTCCCTTTGTCGGTCGCTTTCAGCGTGTCGCCCACGATGACGGCGAGTTGTTGAGAGACAAGGAAACCCGCTGTTTTGGTCACGTTCATGGCTTCTTTGCCAGGCTGTGACAGCCGCCATGTTTGCCCATAAAGTTGTAGATGGCCCCTCTGCGAACGCCCGCCGCGATTTCCAGCACTTCCCGCTGTTGAAAGTTGAGCGTCATCGCCGGTAAGCCTCTAGGCAAAGCCCGATAAGAGCGCCCCAAGAAAAAAAGGCGAGAATGAACGGCCAAAGGCATCCTTTCCAGTCCGTCGGATGGTCGTGGTATTCCGTTTTCGAAATCGTTTCGGTTCTGTCTTCCATGCTGAATTTATGTTTTTCCTATGCGCCTTTATTGGTCAAAAAAAGAGACAGTCAAGGCCCGGGGTCCAGTCGCCAAGCCCCACCGGTGAGCGCTTCGCCCCGGGCTTTGAGTCGTCAGGTCGCCGCGCCTGTCAAGCGGCCGTCTTCGAACTCCCTGTCATGGATCTTCCCTTTGGGTTTCGCCGCTGGTTTCTCTGGGCCAGGGACAGGGTCGGAATGCTCCGAAACCGTGAGTTCCATTTGCCCCGTGACGGCTTGGCGCATCAGCGACGCGGGCAAGAAGTTCTGACCGTATTTCGCAATGACCGCGGTGTATTCCTGAACGTCCGGTTCGAGCACTTTAATGCGCTTTCCGCCGGACTCCAGCGTTTCGACGTTCATTCCGCACAGGACGCGGTAGATGGTCGCTTCTTTCATCTCGGACGTCATTAAGTGCCACGCGTCGTAAAACAGCGTGACCATGAACTTGGCCGGCGGAGCCTGAAAAACTCCTTCTTCGCCGATCGGTTCGGACAGCCAGGACGTCATGCCGCCGATCTTTTGCAGTCTGTAACTGGCGTACTGACCCTTCTGTGTGATCGGCTTTTGAGAGAACGCCCAAAGCACGGGGATTTCTGACAGAGCTGCAAAGTCGTCGTCGGTGCGGACCAGTTCTTTGGCCAGCCGGGAAGGTTCGTCGGCGAACATAAACGCCGTGTTCCGTTCAGGTTTTGTGGTTTTTCGTTTAGCTTTTGCCATGGTGTTGGCCCTCACTGGGCGGTTTTGTTCAATGAATCCTAAAAAACAGGGGCAGGCCGGAGAGGTTCAGAGCCAGCCCCCAATGTTCTTTCGTTCCTTCGTGACGGCGTATGCCATGACCGCCGTCCTTTCCCTCGTCGGGGAAACTGTCATCGCCCCGTCCTTTCCGCCATGACGCGGAACGCGTTGTAAGACTTCATGTCTCCAGCGACTTTGGCGGCGATCATGCGGCGGATGAGGTCGTCATAGCGGACCTTCTGTGAAGCCGTCAGCTTCGCCAGGCGGCGAACGGCGGTCACGGGTTTTTCCACCATGTACGCAAAAAGTGCGACAAAGCCGCGCAAACTCTTAACAGACCACTATCGTTTAGTACAAGTCCGCATATCAGTCTCGCGAAACGCGGCGGGCACGGAGGGTAACTGAATATGAGACTGTCAAGCACTTTTCTGTCCTTGGCCCGAAGCAGCTTTTTCCTTGAGGTACGCGTCTTCGAAACCCGGGTTAGATTCAAGAAAACTTTTGACGCGGGTGTTGAGCGTCTGCCGCGTGATCCCCAGAGACTCCGCCAGAGCTTGGATCGAGTTCGTTTTAGAGTCGAGCCAGCGCCGGGCGACTTCTTCGATGGTCGGTTCCATTGCCTGGGATTATTGCGCGTCTTTGACAAATTGTCAAGCCTCTTGACCCATGTTGAC